CGCTTTAGATTGTACGCCAGGCACACCAAGGTCCATTCGGTGGACGCCTTGGTCGTCCCGCGCAGCAGGAACTGCCGAAACCCGCGAGCGTGTTTGCGTTGAGTTCGCCAACACCTTTCTCCAATATCCGCAGTCGCCGTGCGCTTTCGATTTCGTCACGTCGCTCTAACACGAACTGCCGATTCTGGATCCTGCCAACAAGGACATTGCGCCGAGACTCGTCAAGCGTTTGGTCAGACAGCACGCGTTTTCGAAGGCCATCAAGAGCCGGTCCATCATCTTCAATTGCTAGGTACTCGGCGTTATACGCATTGGTCAGCTCTTTTTGCGTGCCGTTTTGCACAGCGACAGTCAATTGCTTGGCAGTAGCACCGTCGATGCTGTCGCGATTTTGCTCGAACCACTGCTGCGCATAGCGATAGTTACCGTTCGCGATCGCCTGCTGCACGACCGCCGCATGAATGTTGCCTTGCGATTGCTGTATGACTAGATCCTTGTACTCATTCGTCCAGCCGTACGTTTCGGCACGCTCCTCAACGGCGTCACGCACCCGTAACAAAGAAACGCCGAGATCATTCGGACTATTCCAGTTCACGCCCGCGTTTTGTGTCTCGCCTTCGACGACGCTACGAAATACCTCATTGCCGTAGGTTTCGCGTTCCTTCGCGAGATGACGCAAAATGCCTTCCTGATAGCGTTGCTTCGTGGCATCAAGGAATGGCTTGAATTTCTCGCGCTGTTTGTCGTTGGCAAGTTCCGTAGTCAATCGCTGGCCGATGTCATCGAAGCGCCTCACGTACTCGCCGAGAATCGGCCTGTTAACAGCATCGGTGCCTTTTAGGCGACTATAGCCGTTGTCGCCGATTGCTAACTCAAGCACTTCGCTATTGAGCTTTGTGAGTTGATCTTGTGTGCGCAGCGCATTAACGCGATCCTCTTCGATTTTCTGTGCGCGATAGATCTCATCGAACACTCTACCGGCAGTCTGGCCAAACTCCACCAACGCTTGTTCGCGTCCCTCGGTTCGTTGGATACCGGGAAGCGTGGCGGGACCGATCTGCCGCGGTATCGGCGTATTCGTAGTGGTCAGGTCGACAATACGTGGCACGTTTATGGCACCTTAAAGGGTTCGACAATCATGTAGGCAATTCCAACAACGACAGCGCTGACGATAACCACAATTGCCGCTTTAGCCACTATGTCTGCGGTCTTAAACCACCAATCAAGACGCAGGTGATCGGTGTAGTGCTTTTCGCCGGCGACCCAGAAAGGCGGCGGGTTGGTGGCCAATCGATGTACAACTTGCGCGGCAATGTCACCATTGCTTTCTTTCATTACGGATCGAACGGCTTCCCTTAATGTTTGCTCATCCATAGTCGTACCCAAAGTTAGGAGTTTCGAGTAAATCGTTTTCGCTCGGACCCGAGTCTGGTCCGTTTAATCCGTACTTCTCGTACAAACTTGCACCGCGCAACAGATTCCCGGCGGCCCGTGTGCGATAGGCGAATTCACGCGATTTGCCTTCTGCCGCAATATCTAGGGCGTCACCGCGTCCAACAGCTGCCTGTATGCGGTAACGCCGCGCTGTCGCTTGACCTTCATAGAGCGCAACCTGAGCACGATAGGCGCCCTCGCCTTCGATGCCAGCCAAAATGTTGACAATAGTGGGATCCGACACGCCGCCCCCGCTCGCTGCCGCGACGGCGAGCGCGCGTGACGCCACCAGTCGCGATTGACGCTTTTGCTCGGCGGCTTCGCGCTGCGCGATGGCAAACGCCAAGATGCCCGCTTTCTCGGCTTCTGCAGCCTCGAACTCGGCGCGTACGCGACGGCGTTCAGCGATAATACGTGCAGTACGACCAGCTTCGATGTTGCCCCATGCCTGGAAGATCTGCGCGAAGACATTCGCAGTACCAGCAGAGCTTGATTGTTCGCCGGCCATCAATGGTGCTCCACGCGTGCGATAGCGGCGAGCACGGTACACGGCCGCGGCGCTTGCGCGATTAGGCAAAGCCGAGCGTCAGTCGAGAATTTACCGGGGAAGGCTATCTCACCCGTCACATACGAGTCGCGAATCGCGTCGGGGGCGACAAGTGCATATTCCTCATCGAGACGCGGTAGATCATCCATCACAGAGGTATCAAGCGCAGGGCCGAAACGCAGCCCTTTCGCATGGACATCGGCCAATATGAGTTGGATCGCCTCTATGCGTTGTTCGTCGGCAAGCGAACCGAATTGCATTAATTCTGGCAACCGTGCGGATCGCCATTGTCCGGTGAACGGCAATCCCGCCATGCCGACAGTCGCCTCGTATGCTGCGCCCCCGTTGGTCACCGTGATTTCGCCGCTGCCATTTACCGTAAACGTAGCGATATCACCATTAGCGTCGGTCAAACACTTGCCGTTATCCCACACCACGACGCTTTTACCGATGAGATGAGACAATCCGCCGATTGTCGAACTTGCCGCTTGGTTGTATGCGACGAACGCATCGGCCTGTTTGTTCACTTGCAGTACACCGCCGCTCGGTCGACACTCAGACTCAAGCGCCCATTTCAGCGTTAATCTTTTCGTGGCACCAGAAATGGTCACAGCAACGCTGTAGTAAACTTGATCCTCCGTAGACCCAGACGGTGCCGGCAATACGCATACGTCTTCAATCAGCGCGGCGCCGTCATTAACTTCAACTTTCAGCCAGCACAACACCTCTTCCACCTTGTCGTATACGAGCACGGCCGCAGTGCCGTCTGCCAACACGAAATGTGCTCGGGTATCGGGTAAGCGCTGTACCGCGGCGCGCACAATTCGCGGCTCACACACCTCGGGGACAATGGCCGTAACATCAACACTGTTGTAATCAACGGCGTCGCTGATATTCAGCTCGTACACACGCGTCCCGCCTTTGGACACGTATAGGCCATTCGAGTCAATCTTTAACCCAGCAACCTGCGCCGAACCATGATTGGATGGCGAACGGATGTTGAAATTATTGGGTGTCAGAATCTCGTCGATCGACGATGCGCGCACGCTATGTTCTGCGCTATCCGTGCCGAGAAGTAGGCGCTGTAGTGGCAAAATCCAGTTGACGTTATCAACCGGACCCGAACCGATGCTGCGCACAATTGGTCCGCTGTCGCCTTCGACGGTATCGTCGAAATTATAGAATCCGTCGGAGATAGAACCATTTATAAGTCGACCGCCCCAATATAAACGACCCTCATAAAACGCACCGAAGGTCGGCCAACCACGGTAGTCGCTCCACTGTCCTTCCGCCCAATCGTCGCTGGCATCCGTTGAGCCGAAATCAACGATCACTTCGGCATCCACGCTCGTATCGGTTACAAACGCCGTGACGCGCGCAACCCCCGTGATTGATCCACCCGAATATTGCAACGACACGGTGTGCGTGCCGCTGCCATAGTCGCCAGTCTTTACACCGAGACGGTAGTAGACGATCTGATTATCTAAGCCATCATCAAAAATTTCCGTCGTGTCGGCGGTCCACTGCATCACGTCCGTCCATGGACCGGCATCACTATCTAACGAGCGTTGGAGCGTAAACGTTGCGGACCCGCCCGCATCTTCGTCAATAAATACCGTGAATAATCTCGCGTTGGTAATATCTTCGACGACAATGGTGCCGGTGAATTGATTCTCGGCGCTAATAGTAGCTGCGCGCCGTTGCCCGTCTGATGTGATCCGGAAAAGCGCACCGACATGGGTTGGCTTGAAAAACGCCTTGGTGGAATTGATGAGAATATTGCCCGACAAAGCCGCGGCAAGCGATATAGGCCCGATGTTTGGCTTACGAAACGGACCATCATCGGTCACGTATTTTGCGACCGACCATGATCGCGTTGCGCGGCGCTCAATTTTGTATTGCTGCAAACCGGGGCACGCGATAAATATCACGTCGCCCGATTGCTGGGAGTATTGCAAGTCATTGGAGACACCGAGCGCCGCTATCTGTGCATCTGTTGTCCACGGGGTGGGAACCAACATCACGCCCGTCAATTCGACCACACATCGATCAACCAGCACTTGGCGCTTGAGGGAACTAAAAAACCGAATGTGAAAATTGCCGGTCGGCGTGAATGCCAACGAGTGACTGCCGGTGTCCAGCGCTGTTTCGGTTATGTAATCATCGTCGCCGATCGTAGAGCCAACGCGAAGCATGACCGGACCATTGGCAATAGTGATACGCAAAGCGTGCTCGTTGTTCTGCCATAGCGCCGCAACAGTAACCTCCTGATCACGAATCGCGGCATTCGTGCCATTCCCAGTGAGGCCCATATATCCGCCGGTAAAACTGAAATTCCCGCCGATGTGTCCGTTGGTCCATTGCGATGTTGCGCCCGACTCATCGTTATCGGTCCAGCCATTTAGGTTGGAAACAAAACCATCGTTCGTAGTCGTTGTCCCGACACCCGAGCGCGTAATGACGGCGTCATCAATAAACACGCGCATCCCTGATGGCGTCAATTCAATCCTCGCCGTATCGTTGTTGGCAAAGACGAACGCGATACTACGCGAGGCAAGGTCGTCGTACGTATTGGCGATGTATTGGGTTCCGGGCCGCAAACTCATTGAGCCCAACACACGAGGCATGAAATTGGTATGTGTTTGTGCGGCTAAGGCGAGGCGGCTTATATCGGCGCGCGCAACACCGCGCCTTGATATCAGGCCCCGATTCCACGCCAGCCTGGCGACACGCGTGCGAGCCATTGGCCGTTACCCGATCAAGCTGCCTGTAGAGCCGCCATCATTATTAAATCGACGACTGTCGCTGCGACGAGCGCGAACCCAGGTGCCGTGCTGTGTAAAGGTTGTCGGACCCGCCATCGCCGATTTATTTTTTGCGATCATCAAGCGCTGTTCGATCAACCCCTTCGATGGCCGTCCTGGTGGGCCATGCAGAAACTCGACGCGCTCGCGGCCGCCCGGCACATCGAGCACGATGCGACCGGCGAAGTACGCCTTGACGTATTCGACGAAGCTATACGGCCACAGTGAAAAATCGCCGCCGAATTCGCTATCGTCGGAAACGTAACGCACGTACATGAGGTCGTAATCCGAATACCAGTATCCTGCTTCATCGTAGTAGCGCGTAAGCGGCTCACGCATATATTCATCGGTGAAAATACCCGACGTCGCGACCCAATCACTGGGCTTCGTGTAGCCGCGCTGATATCCGAATTTGGGGGTGATCGCAGGATCGTAGTCTTGTCGCGTCGAGCGCATGGCGAAATGCCATTGCGCTTGCTCCAAGCAGAAGCGCACACCACCGTCACTCCACACAAAATCAAGCAGCCGACGAATCTTGCTGTTATCGGTTAGTGTGGCGGGCGGCAATTCTCCAACGAGAAGCGCCGCCCCCTGGTAGATCAGCAGGCGGCTGGTTGCCATCGCTGGTTATTTCTTCTCGATGCTCGGTGCGCCGACCGTATCCTGCGCGTGTTTTCGAAGCCACGTTTCGGCATCGATCTTCTGTTCGAAGCCTTGATTTAAGATTGCGCCATCACCCAATCGCACCACGCGGTGCTTGTACGTCGGGTTAGCCCAACGTATTTCATGGAGAGCGATGAATTCATCAATCGCCTTCTTCGATGCCACGGGACGCTTGAGGTCGTGTTTGTGCAGAACCTGAACGATCACGGATGTGCGTGAAGCCTCGATGATGTACAACTCAGCCATCCAGCTTCCATCTTCGGCGCGCGCGCGAATTTCATCGCCGGGCCGCAAGTCTTTGGCGTGATGCGCCCAGAAGCCGGGAACCAAAATCTGTTCAAGCGTGACACCGTGCGGAATCAGCGCCGAGTAACGTAGCGCATGGAACTCGAACTGATTGAAGTTCTCCTTACCGGGTGCGAGCTGAAGGTTATTGACGGGTGCCTTGGCGGCAACTGCTTCGGACATAATTCCTCCTCACGGATTGAAGTGGTCTACCGCGTAACATCCCGCTACATCGGTAGACCGATTTCGGTGCGCGCTTAACTTCCCTGCGCTTAACGTGTTGAACTGATGTAGCCGTTCGTTGAGTTGATGCCGGCACCAGCGGTTGTCACTACACCGATCACGCCGCCGTACATATGGATCGAACTGCCAGTGGCAACCGCGCCGAACACAATATCGCCCTCCTTCATACCAAGCCTTTGAGCATCGGTGAAGTAAGTCGTTGAGATCAGTTCGGTCGTGCCATCCGTCGTGTTGTACAGCCAAACGTTCTGCCCGGTGATGGCACTTGAGGTCAGCGTCGCAGTGCTTCGTTGGCCCCAGATGTTCGCGCCCATCACGCAACGCGGAGGATTCGGCTGGCTTGCTGTCGTGCCCTGGTAACTCATGGTATTCCCTCCGAGCTAACGATTAGCCGTAGATTGTGCCGTCAGTGGTGAAGACGACGATACCGGCGTTCTGTAAAAGCAACGCCTCCATAAAGCAGGTCGTGCGCGCATACGTATAGTCCTGCTCGTCGTTGTAACCGACCGCGGAACGTAAGCCGTCCGAGTTTGCCGCATGACCAAGCGCCGTCTTGTGATAGAGAAAAGACTTTTCCGACGCCGTTGCTTTGCCGGGCAGATTCGGGTGCGCGATGATCAACGTATTGCGCCACCGATAGGCCATCGGCTTATCCCGCCAGCTCGCATTGGTGGCACCACCGGCGAGCGGGCGCACTTCGACGTACTCGGCGCTCGTGAACTCCGGTGCCTGTTCAAGGAAAGCGAGATACGACGGCTGGCACAGAAAGGTGATGTTGCTGTCCCACGGTACCGACGCATTTTGCAGCTTCACTACGCCGTTTTGAAACAAGCTCGGCGTCGGCGTCTCGCCGGCGGCGCCGACAGTCACCGTGCCGGTGTTCAGGATCGTCGTGATCTGATCGTCGATCTTGCGGTTCATCACCGCAAGCGATGTCATCTGCATCAACTGCCGCTGGTTGCCTTGGCTTGCGAAGATATTGAAACCGGTTTTACGAACCAAGTCATGCCACTCGCCAAGCGTCACGGTGTTCTGAGCGTTGCTGTCGTTACGGGCGGGAATAAAACCATTGGGTCCGCGCGTCTGCGCGCTGGCGCCGCCAGAACCGGACACGAGAAAGACTGCCTGATTGCCCTGAATGACCGCCTCGGTAGTCACGGTCTCGCGCAGCAGCGATTGGTGCTGCTCGAAAGCCATAACCATCTGTTGGCGATACTGGGTCTGATAAGGCGTGTCGTCCCACAAGACGCAATAGCGTTCGTAGTAGACATGCAGGGGGCTGAGGACAAAACCGAGCACGGTACGCAGTGCCCGTTTCATGCTTTCGTAAAAATTGAGAATGCGGACCATGATGGCCCTCCTTAACAAAGTCGTTTAGTTTCGACCTCGCTCGGGTTGCCATCACTACTCGCGGACAGGGTTACCCTTGGGAAGGGGGCCTGCTGCCAGCGGACGGGGCCTCGCTTACGGCGCCGTAGGGGCGTTTGCGCCCCTCAAGTGTGCGTATTTAATCACCTACATGCATAGGATTACAATGGGGTGTTTCCGTGTAACAATAGTTTATCGTGGAACACACCTAAGCCCCCTGTTTCTTCTTGAGATTCGCCTGCGCGGCGAGCAGATCGCGCTCGCGCTTTTGCACCTCTTCGCTCCAGTATTTGGCAGGCTCCTTGGCTTGCATGTCACGCAGATCCGCTAGCTCCTTATCGATCGACTTGCCAAGATCGCCGCCTTGCCCGGGAACTACCGTGGCGGCCGGGTTGATTTCACGCTCCATCTGCACCAGCCATTTCCACGCATCGGGATCGGCGCTGATCAAACTGTAATCGCTGTATCGCCCATTTAAGAATCTATCCCTGAATCCCTGCGGGGCGCGCGCGAGCAGCGCATCGGCCATTGCAATATTTCTTTGATAATCACGCCCCCATTCTTCGCGCAGTACATCGTCTTTCTTTGCGCTCGCCTTCTGATCGGATTCGTTGTTGACGCTCGTGAGGCGATCAATCTCCGCGTAGAACGAATCAATGGCGTGATCGAATTGCGATTGCGTGTAGTTCGCTTCATGCGCACTCTTGCGGAATGCATCAAGAAACGGTGCGTCACCTTCCGGCGGCGGTGATTCACCCTCGCGGACTGAAAACTTATAATCTTCGGGCTTCGCGGGAATATCATTCTGCTCACGCCAGCGCGTCACTTCTTCTGGCGTCGCGTTTTCCTTGAGCTTTGGCACGTAATCCGTGTTCATCGTGCGCGTAAGCTGACGATACGATCGAAAGACTTGGTCGGGGCTCTCGAAGCGCTCCAAGTGTTTGCGCTCCGCGTCGGGGTCCGTCGTGAGTTGTGCGAACCGGTCGCGCCATCCGTCGTTCCAGCTAAATGCGCTTGAGCCACCACCCGATTGCGCGGCTGTCGACACCGCTGAACCGGTGGAAACGGGTGCGCCGGTGGAAGCGGGTGCGCCGGTTGATGCGTCAGTGCTCATTTTGATTTCCTCCTCGTGGTCATCGATGGTGCGTCTGCGCGCGCTCAATTGCCTCGCGTTGCGCGCGTAATTGTCCGATATTTTCCTTCAAGAGACTGACGATCATTTGCCCCACGAACTGACGGCCAAGCGCGACATTCGTGTCTCGATCGCTATCGCCCGGCCGATAGGCCCAATCGTTCAGCGCGGCGGCATGCGTAACGATCCAGCGCAGTGCGCGCTTCTGTTGATCCGGCGTCGCCCGACCATTCTCAAGTGCTTGCATGGCAGCGGCGTCTTCGGGCTCGAAAGCGGGACGCTTCCAGGGTGCATACTTTTCGCTAGTCTCGGTGGTCATCCACCGATCGCGGCTGCTTGCGCGCTGTCACGCCGTGCAGTGCCGAGATCCTTGGTGATCGCCGCGCCTTGCTCAAGTTGCGCGAGCGCCGCTTCTTGCGCGCGCTGAGCGGCGGCGGCTCTCTCTTCTTCATCGGCTTGCATTTCGCTGCGCAGCCACTTCGCCGGTGTCTGGGTGGCCTGCGCAACATCGCGGAACATAACCTTTGCGTCTGGAATATGCACAATACTCGGGTCGAGCTGTAGGGCGGTCGCCACGATCTGACTGAATTCCAAAAACTTGACGCCCTTCTGTTTCTCGATCGCGTCATGCAACGGCGACTCAAAGTGAAATTCAATATCCGCATTTCGCAGTGGCTTCGGGATATCAAACACCGAACCGAATCCGCCATTACGGTACATCAAGTCGAAGGTTTCCTCGCACAGGGGCGCGTTGTACTCGAA